CCGAAAATAAAAACACACATATGACTCATATCGAAGATAAAGTCATTTATGGTGGAGTAAATGGAACACGTCAAGCTATCATGGCTTTACGTGAATTAAGAGATATGCTAAAAGGTGAGCACGAAGGTAGTGTCTCTGTAAAGTGGGACGGTGCCCCAGCAATATTTGCAGGCATTGATCCTACTGATGGAGAGTTCTTTGTTGCCAAAAAAGGTATCTTTAATAAGAATCCTAAAGTCTATAAGACGCCTGCTGACGTCGACGCCGATGCAAGTGGTGATCTTGCTGATAAGCTTAAAGCGGCTTTGAGAGAGCTGCCCTCGTTAGGCATCAAAGGTGTAGTTCAAGGTGACTTTCTATATGGACCAGGTGATCTAAGTAAAGCTAAAATCAAAGGTGAAGAATATCTAACATTTCATCCGAATACTATTGTATATGCAGTACCAGCAAAATCAGAAGCCGCAAAGGCTATTAAATCTGCAAAGATTGGTATCGTATGGCATACAACTTATAAAGGAAACACATTCGAATCTATGCGAGCTTCGTATGGAGTTGATGTGAGTAAGTTTAAGAAATCAAAGAATGTGTGGTCTCAAGATGCCATGCTACGTGACTTGACAAACGTTACAATGAATAAAAAAGATACAGAGGAAGTAAATGAATATCTATCGCAAGCTGGTAAACTCTTTAACCAAATCTCAGGAACAACTCTCAGAAAACTTGAAAGCTCGCCAGAGCTATCGCGCCTCATTGAAACCTATAATAACTCCTTCGTACGAAAAGGACAAGTTATTGGAGACACAGGACGACACGTATCCGGCCTCATTGGTTGGATTAAACAGCGATATCAAAAAGAGATAGATAAGCGTAGTACTGAGAAAGGCAAATCTGCACAGCAGAAAAAACTAGATGCAATTCTAGAGTTTTTCTCTACGGGAAACAAACAATCACTTAAAAAGATGTTTGATTTACAAAAAGTGATAGTTTTGGCAAAATTAAAACTTATAAATACTCTTAATAAATTAAACAAAATTAAAACATTTGTAAAAACACGTAATGGTTATAAGGTGACAGGAGCCGAAGGCTATGTCGCTATTGATAAACTTGGTGGTGATGCAGTGAAAATTGTTGATCGTATGGAATTTTCATACAACAACTTTTCACCCGATATATTAAAGGGATGGGACAAACCGGGAAGAAACTAATGGCAGTAGGTTTTAAAGATTTTCTATCTGTTGACTATACACAAACTGGTGATGGTCAACTTGCAAAAAACGCTAAGAAGCGTAAGATGGATACTACAGGTGGTAATAACGCCGAGTATTCATCGACTAATGGTCCGTCTAAAACAGACGAAGCTTTGGGTATGGCTCAAAGGCGTGCACGTGCACGTCAAATGAAGAAGTATGCCACTCGTCTTAAAATGGGCCGTAAAAGAGCGGCTGCTAAGATGGCTGATGCTCCTCGTTTAAAAAAGAGAGCTCAAAAGGCAGCACGGAATGCACTAGCTAAAAAACTCACCAAGGGAATATCTAAAAGCGAATTGACTCCAGCAAGAAAAATGGAAATTGAAAAGCGTTTAGATAAGATGAAGCCCAGAGTAGCACGTCTTGCTAAAAAGATGTTACCTACAATTCGTAAAAAAGAGTTAGCTAGAAGGCAAGGTTAATGATTAATTCATTTAGTCAGTTTCTCGTTGAAGAAGAAAAGGCTGTTTATTTTACCTTTGGTAGAATGAACCCGCCTACTATTGGTCATGGTAAGTTGCTAGACAAACTTGCTTCAAAGGCTGGTAAAAATCCATATCGTGTTTATCTCTCACAGACTGCTGACGCAAAAAAGAATCCTCTATCATATACAGATAAAGTTAAGTTTGTTAGGAAAATGTTTCCAAAACATGCTCGGTCTGTAATGTTAAATAAAAAAGTAAAAAATGCAATGGATGCTGCAGTTGTTCTATACAACGAAGGCTTCACTAAAGTTGTTATGATTGTTGGCGATGACCGTTTACGTGAGTTTGATACATTGCTTAATAAGTATAATGGTCAAAAAGCACGTCATGGCTTTTATAATTTTGAATCGATTAAAGTGGCAACAGCAGGTCAAAGAGATCCAGATGCTGAAGGAGCAGAGGGTGCATCAGCCACTAAACAGCGCGCTGCAGCAACTGGTAACGACTTTACTTCATTTGCTCAAGGTCTTCCAAAGCAAATGTCTAACAAAGATTCGAAAGCCTTGTTTAATGCTGTTCGTAAAGGTATGGGTCTAAAAGAACAGAAACAATTCCACAATCACGTTCAGTTAGAACCTGTTTCTGATCTTCGGGAAGCATATGTTAAAGATGGCTTATTCGATGAAGGTGATGAGGTCGTAATACTGAAAAATGATGTTGTTGGTAATATCCAACATCTCGGTACTAATTATGTTATTGTTGAATCAAAGGGTGAAAGATACCGTTGTTGGTTAACTGATATTTCTAAGGTTGAAGAAGATCTCAAAATAAATTGGGATAATGCACCTTACGATGACCCTGGTGAAGACGGTGTCGTAAGAGAATCACTTAATGAAGAATACAAATATGAGTGGGGCACTGATGCATCTACTAAACATGCTAAGAAAATGACACCCGGTGAAAAGCAAGAAGGTAATGGTCTTTGGGCCAATATTCATGCTAAACGTCGTAGAGGCGAAAAGATGAGAAAGAAAGGTGAAAAAGGTGCACCCACACCTGATGCAATTAAATCAGCACAACGTGAAAAAACAGAGAACCCACAGGATTCGGATATCGCAGATCGTCCAGGTTCTCAGCCCAAGGCATACCATAAAGGTTTAAGTAAAGCTCAAAAACTTTCAAGAGATCGTCAGTTCAAACGGCAAGCTAAAATGTCTGATGATGATCCTAAAGCGTATAAGCCAGCGGCTGGTGATAAAACAGCTAAGACTAAACCATCTAAGCATACTTTAAAATTTAAAAAAATGTTTGGTGAGCAAGACGCTATGGACATGGCTAAAACAAGAATTGATAGAGAAAAAAATGTTGATGCAAGAAAACATGATCGTATGATGGATCGTGCTAGACTTAAAGACACATTAAAAAAGAATAGAGAGACAAAGCCATGATTAAATTTAAACAGTTTAATGAGAATACGACAGGTCTAAAGAATAAAGCAGAAAAATCTGGCATGCCTCTAAGTGTTCTACGTAAGGTATATAATCGTGGTGTTGCTGCTTGGAAGACAGGTCACAGGCCTGGTACAACTCCTGAGCAGTGGGGTATGGCAAGAGTCAACTCATTTGTGACTAAATCATCAGGTACATGGGGTAAGGCAGACAAAGATCTGGCAGCGAAAGTAAGAGGCAAGTAATGACAGTTAAATCAGCAGATAGAAAACCAGAAAAATATATTGGTCCAGACGGTAAGCCAAGAATTCGTATGGTTCCGGTCGATAAAGAAATTGTAAAGTCTGAAGCTAAAGATGGTGACGGTGTTAACATTGTCAAGGATCGTCCATTTAAAGGTAAGCCTATGGACCGTAAGCCTGGTAAAGTAGGTATTAAATTCTCAGATATGAGGAAGTCTAAGTGGGCTAAGGATGCTGATGCTAATCCAAAGAGAGCTAAAGCTATGGGTGAAGC